CGCCAGCTCCTGCCCGTAGCTCCTGCGCTCAAACGGTGTGGCGACGCTGCCGGCTTCAAGTTGGACGCCGGTGATGTAGAAGGTGGCGCCGTTAGTGCCGACGACAGAGGTGGCTCCGGTGGCTCCTAAAGAGTACGTTCCAGTCCACGAGCCAGCGGTAGAATTATAGGTTGAGCCAACACCTAAGCCAAACTGCACAACAAAACCATTTCCGTTGGTTGAGCCCCAAGTACCTGTCGTGTCACCAATAATAGTTACGCTTTTTTGTTCCCAAGTATTTGCTGCGTTGATCGTGTAAGTAAAGGGATAGTATCGCCCAGAAGCTGTGTATTGGTTGGAAAGTACGCCGCCAAATGTTCCTGTCAGGCTAGAACGAACCCAAAATGAAAGAGTAACCGTTGAGGCGCCAGCAGCGCCAAAGCCAAAATCTGCAACGTTGTAGCCTTCAATGATTTGATAGACCGAAAAGAAATCACTAGACGTAATGCTGTAAGCAGAAAGGGATGTGACGCCTAAATAATTTTTAAACCCCGCCGGAGGAGTCACTGAACCAGCATTTTGCTGAACAGAAAATTTGCTTGTTTGCGAGGCAAGAACGCCCCAGCGGTCAAGTGTATAAGCTGCGCTTGCAGGAGTCACGCTCGCCCCAGCATTGCGCTGGTCGATCCGCATGTCGCCGTTGATGATTCTATTTTTAAACGGACCTGTCTGAGAAAAAACGTTACCAGTTGTGGAGTTACTGGATGTACCAGATCCACTGAGGCCGCTTGTTTCAACCTGTGTTAATGCCATTATCTAGACCTCCTATCAGGTTTGCTCAAGGTAGCTGACGGTCACATCCAAAGCTGTAGCTGTATCTGCCCGTGCTTGTAATTTATCGCTCGATTGCATAATCACCTTATTACCACTGATCAGCTCCAAGCTGGAACCAGCGGGCACTGGCGCATTCCGAATCAAATAAGTATCATCACCTGTGGCCCGGTCTAGGTACACATCCACACTGGCACTGGATCCGGTCTTATTGGAAACCAGGACACTCAGGACAATCAACGTAGCTGCACCACCAGCGGTCACAACGGTGGCGGTGGGATCAGTAATCGTCGCGGTGACCAAGCTTGATTTGGTGTTGTTCTTAAAGGTATTAGCCATATCAGCTTAGAGCAACAATGAGTGCAAGGTTGTCAGTTGAATTCAACGTTCCGGTTACAGTTAGGTTGCCTGTAATGGATACGTTACCGGGGATGGTTACTGAACCAGATGAATCTATTGTAAGTCTAGCAACACCACCCGTTACCAGGGCAATTTGATCCAGCCCTGGACTAATGATTCCAGTGTTGGGATCATTGGCGAATTTTAAGGCGCAACTGGTGAGCGAACCGGGAGAGAAAGAAGCATTGGTACCGTCCTCCCGGAGAAGAGGGTAACCACCCGCCTGAGAAGCGTTGTGGACAACACAGGTGTTTTTGGTTAAATCAACTGTAACTTCACCAACAGCACCAGTAAATGTCGCTGTTTCAGCAGAAGTACCGCGCCGGAATTGTACTTGAGTTGACATAGCTTTATCCTAATGCAACCGCAATTGCAGTAGCAAAATCCTGTGTTGAGATTGTTCCGTTTTCGTTAGGAACAGTCATGGTGCGAGTGGTGGAGGTGCTAATACCCGAGCATTCAAATGCTAACTGCTTGGTTGCATCACCATTATCTTGAACTCTGAATGTGGAATCCGAGAAAGTCGAAGGGAGCGTCGATGTACTAAGAAGAACTGTACCGGTCAGATCCGGGAACGTGATTGTGCGGTTTGCGGTTGCCCCAGCGGTGGTTAATGTGGTGCGGAACGTGTTGGCGGCATTGTTTAGACGCAGTTCTGGGTTGCCAAAGAACGTAAAATTATTGCTTGAATCAATTCGGAAACGCTCTGTAAGTACTCCAGTTGCGTTCTCCGTGTAAAATTCCAAACGACCTGGAACAATTCCAGTTCCAATGGTTCCCTCTGCGGTACCAAAGATTGCAGCGCTTGCCTGCCAATTAGTACCATCTGTACCATCAAAAGAAACGCACCCCAAGGAAAAACCAGAGGTGATCGCAGTGTTGGTCCCAATTGTGCTGGAGCCGCTGCGACCAAGGTGCAGCTGAGCGTTAGTGGATCCGTAATTAAGAAGGGTTAAATCAGAGTCTGCGGCGGCAGTACCAATAACCTGCAAGCGTGGGGTGTAAGGCGAGCCAACAGTCCCAAGGTTAATTGCGGATGTGTGGCCGCTGATTAAACGCTGTGTGGCATCCAGGGCGACACCATGTGTTCCGTTTGTTGCGATCCCGAGTACGTTCGACCCGATCCTGTAGATGCCGGTGCTCGCGTTGCTGTTAAACCGGAGCCCTGGAGTTGCCACCGTACCATCACCAACCAGAAGGCTGGTTGACTGCAGACTTGTCAGGCCGCTGATGGTGGCTGCTGTACTACCCAGTGCAACAGAGGTCGATCCAATGGTGATCGAGCTGTTGGCAAGTTGCGCGTTGGGAATCGCACTGGTTCCAAATACGCCAGTGCTGCTGTTGTACGTTAGACCAGAACCAGCAGCAACACTAAAGGCGCCACGGATGTTAGCGTCTGTGACAACAGCAAAATCGTAATTACCGGTTGAACTGTTATAAGTAAGCGAACCATAGCCAGTTCCTGTTGTGGAGGCAGTCAATGCCCCTCTAATATTCGCATTGGTAACAACGTTGTATGTAAGAACACCTGTTGCACTGTTATAACTGATTGAGCCGTAACCAGTGCCACTATTTGTGACACTAATGGAGCTCAGAAGCGCAACAGTACCGGTAGCATCCGGAAGCGTAATTGTTCGATCAGCTGTTGGGTCGGTAACAGTAAGGGTTGTCTCAAATGCGTCAGCAGTAGCACCTTCAAAAACAATGCCAGTGCTATCCAGCTGAATTGTATTCGCAGCTCCAGCAGCACCTCCAGCAATCAACGTTGTCGAGCTGAGACTGGTCAAGCCGCCGATGGTGCTTGCCGTTCCGCCAAGGGAAACAGAAGTTGTCCCGAGTGTGACTGAACTATTGGCTAGCTGCGAATTGGGTATTGCACTGGTGCCAAAAACCCCGGTGCTGCTGTTGTACGTTAGACCAGAACCAGCAGCAATGCTGAGGGCGCCACGGATGTTGGCATTCGTAACAACAGAAAACGTAATGATGCCGGTGGCAGAACTGTAAGAAAGTGATCCATATCCAGTTCCGCTTGTGCTTACCGAGATAGCGCCACGAGCACGGGCATCGGTGTAATAAAGATTAGTTCCTTCCGATAGATCAGTTGTAGAGTTACCAGCAAAATCCAGCTTATCGGTCGGAGTATTGACCTCCTCAAATAAACCGCTAACCAGACAAATTGCCTTTCTAGTTGCCATTTTGTTTGTCTCTCTGGCTCACGTAGCAGAGCAACATTGAACCGCTTGTTGTAACCATCCTACCAAAGCTACCGTCTTCAACGAAGCTGAACCGGGGGTTCTATTTGAATAATAAATTCAGAGCTGCTGGCAGCCTCCCCAACTCTTGTTACATACTGACCTGCTGAACTTGGAGGCGTTGTTGTGATTGCTCCTGCGGAAGTTGCAGATAAATAATAAATATCTCCAGGATCCAATCCAGATGTTGCCAACATCCCAACGATTAAAACACGCACCAGCTCGCCAGCTAATTTTGAAGTCTGCGCAAAACCGACGACATTGGCTTTGTCAAATGTATCGTTTGCAACAGCCAGGCCAACTTTCCCGTCACTGGAACGAGCGTAAAGGGCTTGCCCCTGTGAAACAGCTTCAAATGCAAGGGCTTGGAATCCAGCGACTGAATAAACAGTCTTTCCTGCCATAGTCGATTTCAAATCAATCAAGGCTTCTGTTAGACCCTGATTATTTGGAGCGTAAGGCTCGTAATTACTGACGCCAACCATCAGGATAAGCGAATAGGAGGTTCAAGTTGAATGCTGAAGTCAGTTGCTGTGGCGCCTTCACCAACACGGGTGACATATTGCCCTGCAGTAGAAGGTGCTGTTGTTGAAATGGCGCCAGCTGTTGTACCAAGGAAATAAATGTCCCCAGCATCAACAGCAAAGGGCATTGTCTTTAATCCAGCAACCAAAACTTTAACGGTATCGCCAGCTGCAGCGGCTGTGTTAGCAAAACCGACAACCAAAGCCTGGTCAGCATTGCCGTTTGCCTTGGCCAAACCTACCTGTCCATCTGACATCCGCATATACACTGCAGCACCATCAGTCAAGGCCTCAAATGCAACTGCATCAAAGCCGACGCGGCTGGGAGCAAAGACAGGAAACCCTTCTTTTAAATCAATGATGGCATCCACAAGACCCCTGTAATTGGGCTCGTAAGGCTGCCGCGTCATCGTAAAGGCATTCGCCGTCATCAGATCCACGAGGACGGCGATGGCGCCTTCTATATTGGGTTCGTATCCGGTTGCCATCTTGCCTTCTAGCGTACTGTTATTCTAAATTGTTAAATACCCTAGAATAAGAAAAACGCTGTAAAAGGGTGACACCCGAGTTATTTATTGCCGTTTTGTCAGGCGGTGCAGGTGCTTTTGCTGGATTATCAAGAGCACTTTCTAATTTCAACCGTAAAATTGAAAAGCGTTTTGATACCATTGAACGAGATTTAGATAACTTCCAAGATCGAGTCATTCGTGATTACGTTTTAAAAGAAGATTTCCTGCGTGAAATGCAGGCCGTTCACAATAAGCTCGATCGAATTTTGGACCACATCCTGGCTAAGGGAAATTAAATTGCAACCCAAGCCGCTGTTGCAGCGTTATACATAAATAATCCAGGTACCAATTTGTCATAGTGCAGTTGACCGTCAACTGGATTAACAGGTTTACCGTTGCTATTGGACGCCACGGCTCTGGGAACTTGCCAGGTCGTACCATCAAATAACTTGTGGATATACGTGCTGGATGTATCAAGCCAGGATTCTCCTTTGCTGAATGTTGTATAGCCAACGCCAGGAGTATTCGGTGGGGTTGCACCGATAAATGTTGGGCCTACCTTGATAAGCCCTGTAGATGGAGATGCGGTGCTGTCAGCAAAATAAAGGCCGGGATCACCAGGGTTAATGTTGACTGCAAGTTCAGCCGCACCAAGCCGTGTCGGGTAAGGTCTATCGTAAAGGACACTGGAGCGCCTAGATAAAATTTGAACGGCCATTGTTAGGTATTAATGTATAAACCAGCATCTACGATTGTATCCTGAGCAGTCAAGGGATCGTAGGTGCTGCAATCAATTGTACTTGTAGAGGCAGCAGGTTCAACTGGATTTCCATTCAGATAGGTGCCCCCTTGAATCAAACCAAATTCAAAATCTGGGACATAATTAACGAGTGGTTCGTCCAACATTCCAAATTTCGCATCTTGAATCAATGTTGGTTGAATATTGAGCAATTTGCTCATCATTGAAATCATTCGATTGCTGGAATTAACCAGTGTTCCTGATCGACTCAAATCTCCATCTTCATTGCGACGGATGTTATCCGTCATCATCATTGTCACGAGCTGCGGATCATAATTTGCAACTTGCTGAGGTTGATTGTAAGAACCTGTGATTGATTTGGCGCCAACCCACTTCATACCCTTCTGCATCATCATCAAACGTTCTGCCGCCTCACGTAATTTTTCATTTTCTTTTTCAAAATTACGGTAAAAAGCATCAAGATCGTCGCCAATAGGCTTATCACTTGGTTCATACAACCAATCCCCAACATATTCATGCTCTTTTAAGTTACTGACGGTGCAGTAACCTCCTGTTGTGCCGCTGAATGGGTAAACAACGATAAAAGTGTCTTTATTTGGTACAGACGTAATTGTATACTGGCCGGAAATTGCGTTTCCACTACTGAAATCTAATTGAATACGTGTATTGGCAGATAATCCATGATTTGGCGCGTTGACGGTAATGTTTGGTCCGGTCTGCGTGTATTTTGATGCAATTGAAATGGGTTCATTCCCCTCATCATGCATCAAAGCAAACATCGCAGCATAAATATGCTTGCACCACCGCAATTGGTAGTACATCAGGTTGGGATATGACGTTGATTTTTTATCTTTGTACGTCGGAAGTTGATAAAAGTTGTTAATCGTGATGTAACCTAAATCGCCAAAAGATCCAGGAAGGTCTCGCTCGTTGCTCAGGGATCCATCTTTGTTTTGAACCTGACCTGGTTTGGTCGAAGTGATCGCGGTGACTGGAAAACGCCGCCGCATGACTTCGCTGTATAGGTTATAACCATCACGGCGCATGAAATCCTGACAAGAGCACTGCCAGCGAAGTTCCGTCGTTAAAAATCGACCAACTTCAAAGCCTCGATGCGCGGGAATGACTGTCTCTGGAGTTCCGCCAAATGTTTTGGAGCCGTAACTGTCGTCTCTTTGGAAAATAATTTCATTGGTTGTTGCATCAGTACCAGTTACTGTGTAACCAACGTAATCGTCGTATCGATAACCTGGTATTCTTCGACTTAACACCAGGTTTCCACTGGTGCTACCACTGTCGATGGTTGTAAAAGTGAGCTGAGTTGGGCTGGTTACAGTCACAACATACTGACCGGAAGCAACCAGGCCACTGGTGACAGCCACGAACACTTTATTTCCGCTTGAAAGCCCGTGCTGAGCAGTACAATTAACCGTTACGGTCGAACCAGTGCGCGTATAAGTAGAAAAAATACCCGGATCCCGTTCAACAATCCGATCGGCTAATCGCTCACCAGCGAAAAACGTTACCGGAACCGGGATTGAACGCAATCGAACCCGTGTTGTCGTCCAACGATTGTCGGAAAATGTCGTGGATAAGTAATAATTGACGTTACCGCTAGTAGAAGCAGACGCAGCAGCCGTTAATGTAAAAGAATTTTGGGTCTTACTGACAATTGGAAGTGTTGCATCGATTCCGCCACCGGTCAGAAAATCTAAATAGATATTTTCACCAACTTGAAAACCGTGATCTTGTTTTGTTACTGTGATTGTTGTTCCACTCTGGTTGTACGTAGCAGCAACAACACCTCCCAGATAGCGAACAGCAAGGATGGGAAGACCGAAATTATAAAAATTAAACCCATTGGTATCGCGCATTCCCACCATCTGCTCACCAATCTCTTGATCGGTGGTGGGAAACGTAAAAACACGGGCCGGAATAAATACACCGGGAAACTGCTGGTAAGCGCAGTACATCCGATAATCACCACGGGATGGCCTTTCGTTGGCAAAAGAACCTAAAACGCTTTGCGTGATGGTATATAGCTCATATCCACGTCTCCAACGAGCCCAGAGGGAATCGTGATCGTAGAAGCGAATGCGGCTTTTTAGGGCATTGTTGCGCGGTGTAAATTTAAACGCATTGATATCGAGCTCCCAGGCAGGAACTTTTTTAAAATCCGCGTCTTCTCCTAAGCCCTTTGAAAAATTACCGTTGAAATTTGATTTTGACGGCGGATTAAATCCACCAACTCCAAACGGCATGATGCATCAATAGTAACCGGCTTGGACGTTAACGTAGAAACCGTTGGTTAAAGCAGTGGCACCACTTACAGCCACGTACAAAGCTTGACCACGCTGCAACATCAAGCCGCGAATCTTGGGAGAAGTTGTGCTGTTTGTGCTGGTAAAGTTTGCACCAGCCTGTACAACCGGGTGATTGATCAGCGGAAGAACATTGTTCAGCGTCAGACTGTACGTTTGATTGTCGTAAGTGGCTGGAATGCTGGCAACAAACAGAGGATAAAACTGGTTGATATTTGTTACGGTACCAGAGCTGACCAAATAGAAACAAAAATCAAGCGGAAGATAAACGCTGACGTTACCAGTGATTGGACCAGACACCGATGCAGCCGTGGTGCCGGTAAAGGTGGTCGGAGTAACAGCAGTTACGGTGATAATCTCGTCAGCGGGGAGCGTGCCAGAGCTATAGCTGGTGTAGTCAAGATAAACTTTCTGACCGATTTGAAGGTTGTGTCCGCCGGAAATCGTGACAACAACCGTGGTGCTATTGGCTGAATAAGTACCAGCAGTAGCAGATTGTGCGTCAATATTGGTAATATTCCGCTTGCTGTATTGGAACCAGATCTCATCAATATACGCACCACTGATCGACGTATCGGTCAAAGCCGAGTCCACGTCAAAAACTTTGGTGGCATTACCAACAGCAGTTGGGATCAAGCTGGTGGAGAATGCTTGACCGGAAGCTACAGTCACCAACGACGAAGTCGTTGATGGCCTGTCAAGCATCATGGGCTGCTTATTTGAACTCGATGATGACACGTTGCTTCCGTAATCTCTTAAAAGTTATTGTAGCGCAGCTTTCTTCTTTGCGGCTTTACGTTTCTTCCGTTGCGCCAGCCACAATTTAAAATACTGCAGCTCGGCTGGTGTGTGATTATCGGGATGTTTCAGGGCGTTTTTGACCAGTCTTTTCGTCTTCATCGCCTTCAGGCCTCCTGCTTTTCTTCTCCATCCTAAGACGAGCTTTCTTCACGGCTTCCTTCCGTCGCTCTTTGTCACTTTCTTTTTTCTCCTCAGCGCCACCATGATCATCACCATCACCTTGCTTCTTTTTAAAGTGAGCGAGAAGCTCGGGTGGCATCTTTTTGTCAGCCATGAAAAAACCTCAACGTTACTATTTTAAAATCAAGCTACGCTAGAACCAGCGGGTTTGGCGCTGGTAGCCAAATAACCAGAAGGCGATTTGCTGTAAGCATCTCCGGAGTATTTCTGTTTCGCGCTCTCTTCGGCCAGGCTGGTCAACGCACCAATATCGCCGGATTTTTCACCAGCCATCCGCATCTTGGCGATTCCAACAGCGGGCAAACGAGACAGAGCGTAATTCTCTAAATCTGTTACGGATGTTGGAGGAGTTTGACGGCTTTCGCTCGAATCTGATTTTGTGGCGCCCATGCTTATTGAGTAAGTTCTGGGGTACGCAATTCCGCTCCGCCAATTTTCGGTAGCGGTAAGGTTGCGGGTGTACCTGGAGACTGTGTCAAGTCTAAGTTTAAAATATCTCCTGCCATACGCTGACGTTGACGAGGTTTTCGACCATAAAAGAATTTTTCACCACCAGTTGCGCGTTGCTGGATCGGATGCTGATCGGTGTATAACCCCAGCATGTAGCTTCCACGCGCTTTTGGCTGGGCAATCCGCCTGTCAGGGGTGTGGATCTGATGATCTTCCGGATGCCGATGCAAGTGCTGCCGGTTAAATGTACCTAAATGGCGGCTCATTGTTTTTTCCTTTTACTTGCTAGTTCGACAGCGCGTCTTGCTTTTTGAGCGCGTTCAGTATTCGGTACAAATTGTTTACCTTCTCTTGATTCACGCTGCTTTTTTTCATCCGTTTCTTGACGTTCCTCCGGCGACAATTTGGCCCACGCAGCTTCTGGAAGGTATCTCTTAGTACCTTTACGACCAGGTTCAATTGCTTTATCGACAGCCATCAGTCTTGAATTGGTCCACCGTGCAACCAGGCATCACAGGTACGATCACCAGCGCACTTGAATTTAAAGAGCTGACAATATCCTAGATTGGCTCGACATTGAACATCCCAGGGATCTGCAACTTCTGTTTCGTTAATTCCTTGAATGATGCAATCTAAGACTTTTTGCGTTTGATCAAAAGCAGCACAATTGCAACACCGTGCTGTCATGACCGTGCAAACATCACTGTTCCACATGTCAGCTTTCTTTTCCCAAAACCCTGGATCAGGTGCATCGGGATTGAGGGGACCATAGGCAAAATTTTTGATGGTCCAATTGCGGTTTTTGATATTTTCTTTGATATCAGTCGTCGCCGCTGGACATGAATTACCAACGGCGGTTGATGTTTTACCAAGAAGAACTGTGACTTTAGGATTCATTTCTCTTTCTTCTCGTATTCTTCTTTGGTCATCCATTTTTGTTCACCCCAGCGTTCAAGGGACTTCTGTCCTTCTGTTTTTTCGCCAGTATATCCACCGCCACGGCGCTTATATGCTTGTGCTAAAAGTTGAGCCTTCCTACCGCTCCAGCTACCCGGTTTACCACCCTTGGATCCTGCTTTAATTTGATTTTTTAACCGCTCACGCAGTTCTGGTTTTGTATACGCCATACAAGTTATTCTGCGGTGAATTACGGCTTAGCTCCACCGGAGGCAGTGGGTCTGAATGGGAACGAATAACTTCCCGATAATAAGCGGGGTTGTTGAGCTGGAAACGAGGCTCTTCAATACCATTGTAGGCGACAACATGCGGACAATGGCTGTGTTTTTCAGTTCGCTGCATGTTGAACGGATCAGAAAAACCAGCAGTTGTCATGCTCCCATCTCCATATAGATTCCCATACGTGACAGGATACGACTGACTATATCCAGGGACAGCAGCAAATCTCATGTCAGGTAATTTGGGGTTTGAGAAAATGCTTGGGTTAGTAATCCGGTTGCATCAATCGACGGTTTAATTGACATTCCGCCGCCTGACAATGCATTCTGCATAAAAGAAGAAAGAAAATCATCCGTCTCTTCTTTTGGTTTCCGGGAGACAAAAATGTAAGTATCTCCAGCTTTTTGAATTGGTTGCTGTGGTTGGGCAGCAACATCTGCCGCTTTTCCGCCTTTGGTATGCAAAAGGCGAATCTCGTAAGGATTTCCTTGTGGGTCAGTTGTTTGAATACTGCCGTACCCTTTACCAGGGGTAAATGTCCCTGGGCCTTCCCAAGCCAATGGGGTGCTTCCGGCAATGCCGTAATCGTGTGCTGGATGGAAAGTAGAGGCACCAGCAGTTGGCGCCTCCCTTGCTCCGTAACCAGACGTAATGGTATAACTTGGTTGCCACTGGGCGCCTTTTTGTTGCCAAAGAGGCGTTTGCTCTTTTCCGACTTTAAGGCGAGTCAAAAGAGAACGGATGGTACCAGGATCAATGTATTTGCCGTCTTTTAAAACCCGGACATCCAAATGCGGTCCGGTCGATGGCAAGACATCTTGACCGGCTGGGGCAACATAACCAACGTCTGTTAAGGGAGCCATTAAGCTTGACTACCTCCTAGCTGGAAAGCTTGTGCCAATGCGGCGGCAGGATCAATGCTGGGACGAATTGACGGGTTCTTCATCATGAAATCACCCAAAAATTGCATTCCTGCATCAGCTTCATCACTTTGATCACCGTAAACAATAAAGGTGCGGCCAGGGGTTGCAGCCGTTTGTTGTTGTTCACCGGTTTGACCTAATTTTTTAATTAGTCCTTGAGCAACATTTGGATTCTGCTGGAAATAAAAATTTCCTTTTGGATCAAACATTACGTCTTCTTTTTTCTTTGCTTTTAACAAAGATTGACCACGGAACTGCGTAGCACCTTGACCAATGCGCAGACCCTCGGCAACTTGCGCCGGGTCTTCAAACATTTTTTCAAGTTGTTGGTACCGACTACCATGTACTTTTACGCCATAGGCCGGGTCTGTAACTTGCTTAAGATTGTATGGATCGTTGGCGACGAATTGTTGTGGCGCTTTGGCAAGATTTGCTAGATTCCGGCCGCTCATTGCGCGGCGAGTTAGCAAGGTCTGGAAAACACCAAGGGCATCTTTTCCAGGTCCCGCTTCACCAGCGGCTGTAAAGATTGCTGCGGCTTTTTCTTGTGGGGTTAGTCCCAGGAGTTGGCTAGTCGTAGGCATGATTGGGATACCTTGTCTTGCCTCAGCGGAAGTTGGTTGCAAAGATGAGCCTAGTGCCCACAGCAACATCGGCAGGACCAGGAAGGGCTTGGATAAACTCGGCACCTTCCCGCTCAAACCGATACCTCGCTTGCGCAGGGTTTCGGTAATTCGGAACATAAAGATGAAGGGCTAGTCGATCCGTCTCGTATAAATAAATCGCCGTCCAGGTTTTCAGCGTGTCAGAAAAATCAGAAGTCGCAATCGTTCGATCAACGTCGCCAGCAATGCTTTCAATACGATTACGCGGGACGGTATTATTGTTCACGCTGCCTGTCATGTCGGTGCGTTTTTCAGCCTCATCACACCGACTGATTTGTTCGACGATCTTGCTATACCAGAACGAATCTTGGATGTTGTTGACAGCTTCCTCAAGACGCGCTTGGTCACCGGCAGGTACAGAAGTCAGGTTATACCCCAGGTGCCAACGGACTTTGGATTTAAGGAAGTTATCGAGCTGCATTACTCAAAAAGAATGCGTTATTGGGTAAATCAATCTCCAGATATACCCAATAACAGAGTAGCACGCGCAAATTATTACTCCACGCGCACTAAATTCTCCTTGAAAATTTCGTCCCAATCAACGCGCTTGATGCCCTTCAGTTGATCCAACCGTTGGAATTTTTCACCAGGCATAGAAGTTTGCAGGTCTTTAATGTCACGAGCAGTTTTTAAACCAACACCGGGCAGTGCGTCAGCAATTTGACGGGCGCTGGCGGTATTAATATTGATGCGAACATCGACTGGAAATGTTTCCCGAGTTGTCGGTTTAGCGGGTTTTACGCCTTCCGATTCGAGCTGTGCCGTAAGCCGCTCTTCGGTACGAATTTTTTCATTGGTTGCTTCGAGGTGAGGTGTAAGGTCCGATTCCTCGATGTACAAAACCTCGTCTTGGGCATCGAGGCACATCATGATTCCGTCACCATGCTTTGACACCACCTCGACAATGCCGCCGGTTAATTTGTACTGATACAGCATAATTGCAGTTTTGGTCTCCGCTTAGCTTAACAAGGTCAATCCTTGTCTTCAATTGACACAAAAAAAGCGGGCCCGAAGACCCGCTTAATCTGTTGAACCTTAAAATCAGGTGTCAGTGCCGCCCACTTGAGAGGCAAAGTCAATACGGCCTTGGATATCGTTCCAAGACACACCCAGAGCAGGACGCAGGTAGTTAACCCGGCACAGAATGTAACCGGCTTTACCAGCATCGGAATCCGCCTGGCTGATGAACACACCAGAACCGTTCACAGTGGTGGAGGTCACGGCGGTGGTGTTGAACACCTTAAAGGTGGTATCCGAGGTCACCCGGTACATCAGGCTGTTGGCAAAGTCAGCAGCCACGATGCCGGCGGTGGTCACGGCGTTCGGGAAAGGCAGATAACCGTTGGTGCCGCCACCGCTGTTAGCAGTCGAAGCCTGAGTGAACAGGGACGATGCAGCGGTCAGGTAGGAAGTGGCGTTAGCCAGACCATTAGCCTGAGCAGACGGGATGCCGAAGGGGTTGCCGGAGTTGCTGGGGCCGAGCATCAGGAGCTCGGTGGAAGTGCCGCCGATATCAGCGGTCACAGGGGAGGCGGGGAAGCCAGCCAGACCACCAGCAGGGATGTCCTGACCGATGGCGATCGACACACCGTAAACGTAGGCCGGGCGCTGAGTGCTGGCGCGAACGATCAGGGAGGTGCGGTTATCGCGGACACGGTCGTCAGGACGACGGTCGGGGGAGGGAACCGTAATATCGAAGCTCTTGTAGCTGGCTTTATCGGCAGAGAGGTTGGAAATCTTGACATAGCCAATGATTTCGTAAGCCTCAACGCCAGGCCACGCATACACGCCTTCGTTGTTATAACCGGACAGACGGTTAATCAGGTTACCGGGATGCAGAATCGCACCGGCTTGTTCTTTGTAAGCAGCCATCGTTAGTTACCTCCTATCCTCAAACAATGGTGAAGGCAGCGGTCACGAAGTCCTTGTTCAGGTTCGCGAAACCGGCGTACAGCTGCCAAATCAGGATGATGAAGCGGCTGAAGTCGTCGTTGTTGTTGATCAGAACCTGAGCGTTAGGACCACCGATACCCACGCCAACGGCCTGAGGACCGAAGAACAGGGCAGGAGGAGTGGTGTGGCTAATAGCACCAGCACCATCGCCAATGTCGACAGTGATGGACTTGTCAGCAAAGTTGGTGGACTCGAAGAAGCGCACACCTTCAAACACAAAGCCGGAAGGCATTGTAGGTTCGCCAGCCACGAACATGGCTTGACCGTACTGACCACCACCGTAGATGGAGGCGTTGGGGGCACCAGCACCCATCAGGGGGTTGGGCTGACCCATGCCAGGGTAGCGGGCCACTTCACGGAAGCCTTGGTCGGCACGCAGGTCCTTCATGAAGGAAGGATCGGCGATACAACGGTAGTAACCATCGGCGAACACCGGAATGTTGCGCTTACGCATCTGCTTGACAACTTCAAGCAAGTCGGTCTTCACGTTGAACTTATAACGCTCCGAAGCGTATTCGGTGGCGCTGTAGGAGTTCAGGGTGGTGGAGCCGGACTTGGTCTTACCGTTGGGGTAGTAGTAACCACCTTGGGTATCCGAAGCGGCGCCACGAGCTTCCGACTTGGAGAACTCGTCGAGGAACACGCGGTCGCGCCAGCGGCGGTAGTCGTCCAGCAGGGTCAGCGAACCGATGGACTGGTGGAACATGTTAAGGTTCCCGGTGTCCAGCAGCAGACGCTGAGCGGTCATCAGAGTCTCACGAGCAATCTTGAAGGTGCTCGGGAGGTTGGAGTTGTTCGGGTCAGCGGGGCCGGTGTACTCACGCAGAGACACAAGCACCTTGTCCTTCACGATGGAGCGGCTGTTGGCCGTACCGATCGTTTGGTCTTGGGTGCGTTCACGTTGGGTTTTCGTACCAGGATTCAATTTGTTATCCCAAAGGCTTTTTATCCTTTGGATCTTGTGGTTTTCTATCCCACAAGTTCGGCATATATCATCACCTTTATAGGTGCTCCGCGCTCGTGGCTACTTATCATCCTCTAGGGACTCGCTTGAGTTTTAATGTTCTCAAGGTTTAACTTGTGCTGCATGCAATTAAGAATTACAGTGCAAAACAAACTAAACATAGCTATGCTCTGAACCTTGCCCTTGTTGCCAAGGGCCTTGGCTGCTGATTCCCCGACATCTTAGTAGATGGCAGAGGGGTTCCAGCAATTCACGGAGTTTTCCTTGATTAAATTAATCAAGGGGGCAATCAATTTACCCCAGAAACGATAACGATCAAGTTGAACAGTCTGTCCCGGTTGTTTAGTAAAATCGTGGACAACTACGGGTTCCGCAGCCATCTCAACGATGTAGGCAGGATGCGGGCGATATAACTCCGCACCCAGCAACTTAGGGAAATCGTTATCAATGAACATGTTGGTATTACAGCGTAGGGTTTAGCTGATACCAGGATCTAGAAGATCCATGGTAGTAATGGACCATGAACTGGAAAATTTATTCAATTTTCAAGGTTCGCGCCATTACTGGCCTGGAACTTCCGTCCCATTAAAAAAATTATAGCAATCCTTTATCAACCCGGATTATTAAGTTTCTGGATTTATAAACTGCGGAACGTTGTAGCCGGGGAGCAGGTTACCGGCAGAGTACGCAGTTGGCGCCAGCGCCCCCATAGCGTGGTATGGGTTGACGTAACCATCGGCTGGCTGAAGATCAATTTGACCAGCTTGAATCTCTGGATTGATCCGAGCCATGTGAGCAGCCTGCATGCCAATAGCAGCTTGAGCCGCAGCCTGGGCAGCTGAAGAATCCGATTGTTTCTTGCGTGATTCGGATTTCTTAACGGCTTTTTTTGCTTTTGCTTTGTCCATTAGCGGCTACCTTTCTTTTGAGGCATGGGAGGTTGAATACCCATTGGGAGTTGGCCGGTGGGTGGCATGAATTGGGTCAGCATCATCTGTTCATTGGCCAGCAGTTGATGCTCAATATTTTGAGCTGCTCGGGACAGCTGAGGCGCAAGCAGACCGTTGCGAGGAAGAGGAGAACCGGGAAGATTCAACTTCAAATATGCTGCCTCCAGGTCTTGGGGCATCGGTGGCTGCGGTGCGCGAGGATCACCGACCACGGGAGCTGCTGCCATTGCCCGCAACCGAGCATACTCATCGATATTGCCAGCCTGTACCTGCTGAGCAAGGTTTTGAGCGCCAAAAGAGAACAGCGCGGGAGAACCAATGGGGCCTCCTGCAGTTCCGATACTTGCGAGGAACTGAGCAGCTTTATCCCCAACGCTGGCTTTTTTGGGTGCCATAATTACGAACTTTTTAAATTAAAAAAGGGCAGCTTCTGCTACCCCTTATTTTACAACTTGTAAGTGTTACTTACGGGATCACTCCATCACCAGCATCTTCTGGCGGAACACCTCAGGGTTGGACTGAGCAGCGTTCAGATAGCGCCAGGCATTGGCGGGATCACGATCAGCCAGGGAGCCGAAGCTGTTCCAGAAATCGGCGGGGTTGCCCTGAGCCTGAGGCTGCGGGGGAACCGGCATTTCAGGGCGCTGAGGAGCGGCTGGGCGCTGGAATTGCTGACCCACGGCTTGACCCTGCTGAGCGACAGGGGCGTAGCCAATCTCTTCGTCGGGAATCGGGTAAGGACCGTTTTCACCGAAGAACTCACAGGTGTAATCAGCCAGCACGTCAGGATCCGTCAGGATGGTCTCGTAAGCTTTATGCTCAGTCGACATTTCCTGCAGCAGATTGACGGCCTGGATCAGCTGATTGTTGGTGGTAATCAGAGCGTCTTCCAGCTGACAAGCGTAGTTATTGAGGATGGCCGGCACATCCGGACCAAAGTGGTCAATAACCTGGAGGCTAGCTTCGCTTACCCCGTTTGCCAGGAGTTGCTGCTGGCTGATTTCCTGCGAAGTTTGGGAAGAGGCGCTGGAGTAAGCCTGGTTGCTGCTGGTCCCAGGCATAGAGGTCTGCATCCCCACGTTGCTGTATTGGGGAGCCAGTTGGGAACCGTAGTTGGCCTGCCCGGCCTGCGGGTTCACTGTCGATTGTTGACCCTGGAACGGGAATTGGACGGGCGAACTCAGGAGACCCACCACCCGGTTGAACGCTTCCTTGTACGGGTTCTCCGCTTGTTGGGGCGCCTGGGGTGCTTGGGGCGAGTACGCTGTAGGGCTGGACGGGTAGCCTTGGACCCCCATCTGGGCCTGCATTTGCGGGGCTGGGGCCACCGCTTGCTGGTAAGGAGCCACCCATTGGGACGTTGTCGCTACCGCCGGAGCCTGAGCCGCCGTCTGCTGCATTACTGGAGCCGCGTAGCTGATCGGCTGGGTCGGGGATACTTGGGGTGCCGATTGGGTCGGCATTGCGGTATCGGCCTGCATAGGTTACCTCTTTTTGTAGGCTTTCGAG